CTCCGCACGCCAACACCACGGCAGCGCAAATCGCCGCCACGATGCAATGGGGTGCTGATGGCAACTCGTTACAGCAACCGTTCGCATCTATCAGGAATTGCCGCGATTGGTTGAGGCAGTTGTCTGCTTCGGAAAGGGCAGCGGTGACAGCATGACATTCCATATCATCATCCAAACAGAACGCCGTACTCCCACAGTAACGGACATGGGTGAAGACCGTTCGCGGCTTGCTATCCCTATCGCTACGTCTATCACTACCGGACAAACAATCCAAGGCCCGATTGGCGATATGCCGGAATACGTTGCAGGGCCGGTGCAACTGCATACTCACAGTGCCGCAGGACTGCCTGAGAACTTGGACGATCCCCAATTTGTCATGGTCGCTGAGTGGGATGGCAAGTCACCCTACGTCATCTGTCACAAAGGCGACTATTCAGCGAGGACGATGGGGTACGCCGGATGGCCTGATCTGACCGAAACACAATGGGCGGCATTGCAGAATTCTACGGAAGGGTTTCTGTGAGCAAGTTTTACGTTTATGCTCACATGAAACCCGACGGGACGCCTTTCTACATAGGAAAAGGGGTTTGGCGTAGGGCGAGAAATTTAACTCAACGGAACAAATGGCATAGGAATGTTGTAGCGAAATATGGTGTTAAGAACATCATAGTTGAAACTCAGGAATGTGCGTCTGAGGGGGAAGCGTTTTTACGAGAGCAAATAATCATCTCGGCTATGCGTGCAAATGGTATTTCGCTTACAAATATCAGAGACGGTGGCGAAGGTTGGTCTGGATACAAATATCCGGAGGAAGATAAAAAACGGTTTTCGGAATCGACAAAGAAATGGATGACGCCAGAGATGCGCGCAAGAATTTCAGCAACGCTAAAAGGGCGGAGGGTATCAGACGAAACCAGAAAAAGGATGTCTGCTGCACAGAAGGGTCGCGTCGTTTCTGCGGAAGCAAGAGCTAAACATTCAAAAGCAATGAGGGGTCGAAAAGTTGCGCCTGAAGTAAGAGAAAAAATAATCGCTGGACTGATTGGGCGGGTTCCGTCAGAAGAAACAAAAGTAAAGTTATCGAAAACACAAGCGGAAGTTTGGAGAAAAAGGAAACTAAATGCGCTACATGCTGATACTCCTGCTGCTTAACGGCTGTGCCTCGTCGGGTATCCTGCGTGGCAGTGGTGAGGTTGCGCCTGCTCCGGTAGGCCATGTGAAGCTCTGCGCCGACCAGCCTGACTTTCCGGGGTGTCCGAAGTGACCTACTCGCTCAACGATCTGAAGGTGGTCAATACCAAGATCAACTTGTTTCCATACAAGTCGGAAGTGACAGAGGATTGGACCCCCATCGACATCACCAAGGAAGATGATTGCGATAGTTATGCCACAGCGAAGCAATGGCGGCTTGTCCATGCCTACGGGTTCCCAGAGAGGGCAACACGCCTTGCAACGTGCTTTGTTGAGCCGTCAGCAGGAAAGAAGCGCGACCGTGGGCATCTGGTGCTGTTGGTCGATCTGAATGGCACAACCTATGTCCTTGACAACCGCTATCCGTACCCGATGGAGCACGAATTGCTGCCTTACGAGTGGCATAAGTTGTGGAGCTATGACTTGAACGCGTGGGAATGGGCCACAGGAGCAGACAAGTCTTTCGCATGAATTTCAACGCATCCACTGCCAAAGAGCAGGGAAAGGAATAAGCAATGTCGCCAGAGGTACAAATGTTCATAAACGCAACGCTCGGCGTTATCGCCTTCCTTGGTGGGGCTGTAATGAAATCAATCTGGGACGCTCTGAAGAAGCAGCAGGAGGAAACAAGCGCATTAATTACGAAGGTGCAGGGCATCGAGGTACTTGTCGCAGGGAGCTATGTCAAGACAGACAAATTTGAGCAAGTGGTTACGGCGATGTTTGCCAAGCTGGATAAGATTTACGAAAAACTAGACACGAAGGCCGATAAGACCGATAAGACCGAGTGCGATAGGGTGCATGGATCATGAGCGAAACCCTACGCCAGAAGCAAAGCCGGTTCGCCGGCATGGTGGCGCGACTAATCGACAAAGCTCGGGAAATGGGCTACGAGGTCACGCTAGGCGATGCCTACCGCGATCCGCGTGTCTTTGGCGAACTCAAGACGTTCAAGGGCTACGGAAACGCGGCATCGTGCCACAAGCTGCGCCTTGCCATTGATTTGAACTTGTTTCGCAATGGCCTGTTCCTTCCCGACTCGAAAGACCATGAACCGCTCGGCGCGTGGTGGGAGTCTCAAGGCGGGACATGGGGCGGCAGGTTTCAAGACGGGAACCATTACAGCCTTGAACATGAGGGGGTCAAATGAATGACTTCCTCGAAAAGATTGCTCCCACCATTGCCACGGCCATGCTTGGCCCCCTCGGTGGCGTTGCTGTCGCCGGCCTGACAAAGATCCTCGGCATAGACGGCGGAACCGTTGCAGACGTTACCAAAGCCATCAGCGACGGAAGGATAACGCCGGAACAGATCGCGGAAATCAAGAAACTTGAACTTCAGTTCCAGCAAGACGAGAAGGAACGTGGCTTCCGGTACGCTGAGTTGGCATTCAAGGATCGTGACTCGGCGCGGAAGTACAATACCGAAGGTGGCATTCAGGGGCGAATGTTTTGGCTTTCGGTGATACTTCTGTGCGTCACGCTTGGATGCGAGATTGCCGTGCTGTTCTACGGCTACCCTGACGATAAGATTCCAGAGATGGTAGTCGGGCGCGTCCTTGGTCTGATGGACGCTGTTTGCATGTTAGTCATCTCGTACCACTACGGAACGACTAGCGGTTCAATGGCTAAGACCAATCTGCTGGCAGCGTCTAGTCCTGCGAAGTAGGCCTCATCACTTCCCCTCCGGCTTAGGTGCTGCGGCGAGCATGGCGGCTTCTAGTTTCTGGATAACAATGTGGGGAGAGTCTGATGCGTTGATGTTTGCATCATTTATAAACCTGGAAAGCGGAAATTTGTGGTCTAGTTGCCAGCCTTCCGGAATTTGCGGGGCCGGGTTGGTGTAGAGAGGATCGTCGTGGTTTAATTTGCGTAGCCCTGTAGCGGGGTCTTTTTCAAAGGCGGCGGGTTTCCAAAACACCAAGTTTGCTTCGATAGACCGAACAGTCGCCACAGGCTCCGCATTCTTCTCCTTGAAATACCCAGGCCGATCACGGAAAACAGCATCGAGAGACTTATCCATTACATCCGCATCCTTCGTCATGTCGGCAAGTTGTTCCTTCATGGCGTCATGCTTCTCAATCCAGTGTGCCACCTGTTGTGCGTACATGGTGGCGGCTTGGTTTTCTGTTTCTAACGCGAGAGTCACGACGGCTAGCTCATCGGTCCGCTTACACAGCATCGCATACATCTTTTCGTGCGCCTCGGTCTGAGCGGCGAGTTGTTGGCGCAGTTGCTCTACCTCTGCATCTAGTCGATATAGCTCCTTGGCTGCTTCTGCTCGGCATCCGTGACTGTTGGTGATCAAGTTTGAGATTGCCTTGTCGGTTTCCGGATGCATCACTTACCCTCCTTCGGCGCTGCCACAGAAGTCACGACCGTGGCTTGTTCTTGATCCGCTGTTGTCACGGTAGTAGATGTACTCTTTCAACGCCTCAAGCGCCTGCTCTGCTGCTTGAATCAAGATGTTGTCGGTGGTCATTTCGATCCCTTCAGTTCTCTAATATCATCCTCAACACGCGATAGATATTCGCACCTTGTAACACGCAATGCTTCTGCCACCTTCGCGCATTCCTCGATGATGGCGTCGGCAACAGCATCAACTGCGTCGAACTGGTGTTCGATCAGCGCATCTGCGTCTGCTTCAGGTAGGTGCTTACGCAGAATTTCAATCAGATTGTCACGGTTCATTTCACCCCCCCCCAATCGGCGCAAACGCCAGATACCCGCAGGCGAGGCCGGCGATAAATGATCCGGCCATCATCAGGAATAGCATTTCGGTGGTGATCATTTCATTCTCCTTGTAAGTCACTTCCCGCACTCCGTGTTCGCCGGTAACCAACAACATAGTTGAAGGAACCCACGGAGGGGGAAGTGATCGGTTAATGTACTGCCCACTCAAACCGTTGCTGTTCAAGCTCCCAATACCGCAAACGCTCAGTTCTCTCAGCAACCAAGTCCATGTTGCCGCCATGCCGTGCGATGGCGAGTTCAAGGCCAGTGCTCCAGACCATGAAGGCGTAGAACGTGCGGAGTAGGGTAGTCATTTGCCTCGCTCCGCAAGCATGGCGTCGGCTTGTTTGTAAGCCAATTCAGCCAACGACACAACGCGAACTCCTGGGTTATGCTGCAAAGCTCCATCTGCAATTAACCCCTGCATCGCCTTCGCCGCGAAGTAGTCGCGCAGGGTCATGCCTTCGTCGTGGTTTACATCTTTATCAAACGGCCATGACGTAGGAAACGCAGGCCTGCCGTTGTCTTTGCTCATGGTTCCTCCCTAAACTTAACCGGCCAATACCACTGGCACGCTTGTCCTTCTTTGTAGAAATCGCTCATGCTTGCGTAGCCATGCTGCGGTGCCTTCGTTCGCTTGCATTCCTGCCGTATCGGGCAGACGGTTGAGACGCAGAAGGTAATGTCAGTGCTTGTCATTTGATCAGACTCCTAGCCTTGTTGTAGGCATCGCTATGCTCAGGCTTGCAGCAGAACATATCGCAGATGCGCGCATGTTCGTCAGCCAATTTCTTGAGCGCAACGTATGCCTCACCAAGCGCATTTGCCTGCTTGATGCTAGCGGCAAGCATGGCGTTACGCTCGGCGGCATTCTCTTGCGCGAACTTGACAAGGTTCGCGTGGCTCCAGGTTGCGAAGTCGGCCATGATCAGAAGGGCGCGTCCGAATCGTAATCAGCCGCAGGCACGTTAGCACCAGGCTTGTTCTCGGCCTTCGGCTTGTACGTATTCACCGATGCATACCACTTGCCGCCCTGCGATTCTTTCAGGTCGAGATTGACCCAATCGCCTTCGCGGCCTTCAAGCCATGCCATGAATTCGTCAATCTTGATACTGATCGACCCCTTAACGAAGTCAGGCGCATTGTCACGCGGGGGTTTGACGATAAAGCCTTTGGGAAATTCCATGTCTGCCATTTTGTGTCTCCTGAACTGTAAAGTATTACTTGATAGTTGCGGTTAGAAATACTTTCACTTGATGCCGGCTGCTTCCAAGTCTTGCTCAATCCATTCTAGGCGGGAATTGATGTCGTAAAGGGCTACCAGCTTGTCACCAGACCGTTCCATCAGCCGAGCAAAGTTGGTCGTGTTCACCTTCGTCGCCTGCCACGATCCGTTGTTGGCGAAGATTGCGATGGGCGTCTTGGATGCTTCGACGCGGGAAAAAATCATCCGTGCGGCTTCTTGGGTGATAATGTTAGGCATGAATGGTGGTTTAAGTTTGTTCATGGTTATGATTTGGTTGTATTTATTGGTTAGTCCGTTTTATGAAGCGACGGTTAACTTACGTTGGCCGTCACAGCATCGCGCTTCGGATGTTGAAACTTTTTCGGTATCGGCTTGTTTGAGTACACCGGCCACTTCGCGGAAAACGTGTCGGGGAAGGAGTAATGCAGCCGACCGTCAAGAACCATCTTGGTCAGTGCAATCCCGAGCGCGAACGGGTTGCGCTGCTTCCCTACGGCGCTCTCAATTTCCGGGTAAGCCATCGGCCTCGCAATCGCCGAGAGAATCGCTGTTTCTACTGTTACTTTCGTGTCCATCGCCATCCTTTCAAAAGTCGGTGCTGGCGGCACGGCGCCGGCCAACCCATCATTCCAGCGGACGCGCCGCGATGAAGCCGCGTCGCTCCGCTGAATTCAAACGTTAGCGCGCATGAGTTCATCAATCGCCGCCGTGAAATCGTCCGCGCCGAGAACAATCACGATG